GGCCTTTGTAAATAGGATGACAAGCATCACCATTCAAATAAGTCTCGTACATTAATTTTACTTCTTCAACTAACTTGGCCGTCATTTCACGATCATCAGTACCATCTATAAGCGGTAAATGCACCTTCTTCTTCCCCGGAAATCCAAATCCAGCGGCAGCTGACGCATTTACTCGGGAAATCAAAGGATCACCCTTCACTCCATTGATAGCCTCCAATACAGTCATGGGGTGCAATCGATCTATTTTATGTTCCTCAAACCCTCGTACAAAGCGGTTCACAACATAATCAACCACTTTCGCAACGACCTTAGAATCTAAATCAGGTGAAGGATGATTCATTTTCTTGACAGCAATGTTATTAGGATTAATATATTCTCCTGATCTAGTAATCTTTGCCCTCATTAAAGGTGGTAAAAATATATCACTTTGCTTTGGGATCACTTCCTCTAGAATTTCAGTTATGTCCTTATGATTCTTCACACGTTCTAAACTCGACTTTTGATTTGCAAGTACTACTCCTGCAACGGCCCCATAACATTCAAGAAAAGGCAGATGTTCATATCGAAACATAGATTTCTTTCCTATTTCTTTAGTATGTAACTGTACATTCTTACCAGAAAAAGGCATAAGACTAGTTTTTCTCAAAATATTCTTTGCCCTATCTATATCAGATTTCAATAAAGGAATGCCATAACCAACACCTTCACCACCACCGAAATGAATACCTGCAATACACCAAGTCTTTCCAGACTGGATCATAACGGGTAAACCACAATCGCCAGGCGAAGTATTTACATTGTAAGCATAAATATCACTAAAACCATGGTTCGCTTTTTTTGTTTATCGTCATATCCGCAGAACTTCCAGATGAAACCCCACAAAGTTGACCACGAACCATACCTTGACCTCTCACAACAACTCCTTCACATATATGTTTAGAAATATCACGGGAATTTAACGAAGTAAAAATCAATAACAAATCATCTCTCAACACAGTATAATTATCCGGGTTTAAAGTCATAGGTTGGGAAGCATTATCAGACACAGAAATTGACACTGTAACCGTAGTAAAATCTCCCAAAAGGTGTTTATTAACCACGTAATAACCTCCACCGATTCCTAATGTTGATAAACTTAATCCAGTCTCTGTGCAAGTTATCCTACGAATACTCGTAACAAAAACTTTTTGAAACTCATCAATGGACCCAGTAAATATCCCTAAATTTGTAGGAACAATGTTATTCCATTGAGCAGAATTTGCTACAGGAATACGCTCAAACGCAAATTCCTTAGCACCTATACGCTCTTCCATTGTATTCAAAAACTTATATTCACCAGCCTGTTCTTCAACATTTAATGCAGTATACCATTTATGCAATTTAGTCAAAGCAATCACAGTGGCAACTCCCACTGACCCGAAAAAGGCCATGTATATCTTGCTCTTATGTTTACCATAAATTCTTGTATATTTCGCATGAACAACACTGCGTAAATGAGCAATGCCTTGAAACAGAGGCGCTACACCAAAAGTATATGTAAAGTAACTTATCATAGATCCCAATACAAGCGGAAAAAACCACATCGCAACAAACGCCAGTGTAACGAAAATCCGTCGCACAAATTTGCCCGTTGTTCTATTTCTACACAATCCTCCAAAGCAACACAGCAAGAAAAATCCTAAACCTGCATTAACATAATCGCTAGTTGCACCAGAGAGATTCTTAATCCATTCAATTTTACTTTCATCATCATCTAAATCCTCAGATTTAAAATCTCCACGTATAATAATTTTATCTACATTAAAAGAACCTACACGTACTCCTGATGATTGTTTCCATTCATGATTATCAGCTTGATCTTCCTCTTTCTTTCTAATAGCAATGCGATCCTTAGCACATTGTTTCCAATCTTCATCAGCTTGATATTTAACATCATTAGAATCATCAGGATCATAATTTTTATTTTCCTGTACTTCATTATCATCATCAAGTCCTAAATGATTCATCCATGATGCAGGTTGATTAGGATCGATTGCACCTTTCCAATCGGGAATCCAGTCATCATCAATCTCTTTAAAATCAAAAAGTTCATCATTATCAATTGAACTCGTCTGAAGAGAATCTAAGTCATCTTGAACCGCCTTAAATTCGGCATTATCATCAGCTACTGACGGGTCGATATATTTATTAGCAACAAAGCTGTTTTTAACTAATTTAACACCACTATCAACTGCAGAAAGCACTGACCCTACCACATCTAAAAGTGGATTAGGTTGGTCATCATCTTCCTTAAACTCAACGTGTTCAATCTCTCTATCAGGTAAGTTCTTCTCAACAACCTGTTTTATGAGATTTTGAAGATCTTCACCACCTATTTTCATAGTAGTCTTTGTATGACGAATAAAATCTTTTACAATAAAATCAGTAAA